GGTACGGCTTCGACCAACTACCGGCAGAACATGGTGTTCAACAAGAACGCCTTCGCGCTGGTGTCGGTTCCGTTGGTTTCGCCTCCGGGCGCTACTGACGTGGGCCGCGAGACCTACAAGGGAACCTCGGTTCGCGTGATCCCCGTCTATGACGGCATCAACGACCATTCCATGTGGCGTCTCGACATGCTGTACGGCGTGAAGGCCATTGATCCGCGTCAGGCCGTGCGCCTTAGCGGCACTGCGTAACCATGAGCGGGGCTTCGGCCCCGTTCCTTTTGAAGGAGAAAGCACATGGCTGTTAAACAGCTTTCCGATGGCGGTCCCGACGGCGTTTCGGTGGGTCAGGATACGTCCGACCTCATTTCGTTCTACGGCGTCACGGCCATTGCCCAGCAGACCGTTACTGCGGTCGCAACGGGCGCAACCATTGCAACGGTGGTCAGCAACCTCCAGTCGCTTTCGGCGGCTTTGGAGTCGCTCGGGTTGATTGCTGACTCGTAATGGGGTTGAGGTTTGAGGCGGTAAGTTCGGTATCTGCCGAAACAATCGCCCGCCACAAATCTTACAGTCGGAGCCTCGGCCTTCCGGTTATCAAGCCGGGCAAGGTCGGGGCTGCGGCTCCCAGCCTCGCCGTGGTCGGCGGTGCGCCAAGTATTAACGACCATCTGGACGAGTTGCGAGGGTGGGACGGTGAAATATGGGCCGTCAACTATACGTGGGTATGGTGTCGGGATAATGGAATTGACGCAACCCTCTACACGATAGACCCGGTTTTCCCGGGCGTGGATGGAGTGGCGCGGGCCGTCCTTGGTGATTTCGTGAGTCCGGCGCTACTCAGCCGCTTGATAGCGGAAGGGACGAAAATTGAAATAGTCCCTCTCGGCACAGGTAAAGATGAACACCAGCACGTCACAACGTCGGCGGGGACTGTTCCGTTCTTCGCACATTGGCGTGGGCATAGACACATCACGTTTTTCGGATGTGACAGCAGCAAGACGGCTGGCCAGGGCCACGCATACAAACACCCTAAAGGCATGGGCCGGGAAATCATCGTTGAATGTGGCGGGGGGGAGTACCTGACATCGCCACAAATGCTTATGCAGGCGGAGGAGATGGCGAAGATTGTTCGCCGGTTCCCATCCTACATCACTGTTCGTTGTAACGGGTTGCTTCCGGCTCTCGTAAAGCACGGGGAGCATGATGTGGTGAAGGTCTGCAAGGAAATCTATGACACTTTGGAGGTCGCGTGACGCTTCTTAGCATCGTTCAGGACGCAGCGGATGAGGTTCGCGCAACGCAACCGGCGACGGTTGCCGCCAACACCGATCCCGATGTGCAGGTGTTCCTGCGGCTGTTGAACAAGTCCGGCAAGGCGTTGATGAAAAGCGCCGCGTGGCAAGTGCTGCGGAAAGAGCAGACGCTAACCACGGTATCCGGGCTTGAGCAGACCGGGGCGATTCCGTCCGATTTCGACCGCTTCGTGCCTGAGACGTTCTGGGACCGCACTAACCTCCGTCAGATCGCCGGGCCGATTACCGCCGTCGAGTGGCAGGGATTGGTTGCGAGTTCCTATACGGGGACGCAACGCAAGTTCATCTATCGCGGGGATTCCGTGTTCATCATCCCTGCGTACTCAGCGGGGTCTACCCTCGCGTTTGAGTATGTCAGCCAGAATTGGTGCCAGTCCTCCGGCGGCACGGGGCAGACGGCGTTCGCGGCGGATACCGACACCGGCATCCTCGACGAGGAATTGCTGACGCTCTCGCTGATTTACGCCTACCTCGATTCCGAGGGTCAGCCGACCGCCGCCAAGGCGGAGCGCGACCTCAACAACTACCTTAAAACGCTATTGAAGAACGACCAGCCCAACGGCGGCATCCTAACGGTTGCCGATATCTTCCGGGGCGGTCGCCACTTCGACGGCGTTCCCACCATCACCTCAGTAGACGCGGTGTTCTCATGATCGCCCCTCCTCTCATGCGTGGCCGCAACCGCAATCGCAGCCTTGCCGGGTCTCTCGGGGGTCCTATCGGCAATATGTCGCAGTCCCTCAGTCTGGCGAACGCGCTTAATTCGCCGGTCGCTCTTGGGCTGGCAATGGCGGCTCCGGTGCCGGGCATGACGCTTGGCCTGTTGGGTGCGCGGTCGTTCGCCAATCAGAACATGGACAGGGCATTCGGTGCGTATACCGACGCCATGCACGAGAAGGAGAACTTCGGCAAGGAGCGCGGATTCAATAGCCGCACGGGGTCCACGACGGATAGCCGCAGGGCAGCCCGCACCAGCAACCTCGGCAATCGGGCTGGTGGACGCGGTGGGGCTTCGGGTGATGGCCGCAGCGGTACGGGGTCGGGTGCGCCGGGCGCTCGGAGCAAGGACCGCTTCTAGTGCAATCGGCATCGAAGTCCAAATCCCTCCCGCCGCCGGTTGGGGGGTGGAACACCCGTGACGCCTTGGCGGATATGCCGGTCGAGGACGCTATCGTTCTCGATAACTGGTTTCCGACCACGGACAAGATAACGGTTCGGAGGGGCATCACCAGCCACGCTACGGGGATGTCCGGTCTCGTGGAGACGCTGGTTGAGTACACGCCGCTGACCGGCACAAGCAAGCTGTTCGCGGTCAATGACGGCAACATTTACGACGTGTCGAGTTCCGGGGCCGTGGGGGCCGCTGTCGTCACGGGACTGTCGAATGACAGGTTCCAGCAGGTCCAGATCGGAACGAGTGGCGGGCAGTTCGTCTTTATCTGTAACGGGGCTGATACGCCGCGTACCTACAACGGTTCCAGTTGGGCGAACTCGACCATTTCCGGCCCGACGATTGCCAATCTGGTGTGGTGCAATCTCCACCAAAGGCGGTTGTGGGTAGGCGAGGTCAACAGCCTGACAGCCTACTACGGCGGGACCAATGCCATCGGCGGCACGTTCTCGTCCTTCTCTCTCGCCGGGATCGCCAAGCTGGGCGGTTACATCATGGCGATGGGAACGTGGACCCGTGACGCGGGCGACGGTCAAGACGATGTGGCCGTGTTCATCACGTCCGAAGGCGAGGCGATTGTCTACAACGGAACAAACCCGTCTTCGGCGTCTATGTGGTCTCTCGTCGGCGTGTTCCGCATCGGTCGGCCTATCGGGCGTCGGTGCATGATCAAGGCGGGCGGTGATTTGATCATCGTCACCCAGGACGGCTTCATTCCGATGTCGGCGGCGCTTGTGCGGGACCGTTCGCAGACGGAAATCATCGCGCTGTCGCAGAAGATCAACAAGGCGGTCAACGATCAGGTCCGGGACAACGGCGACCGCTTCGGCTGGCAGCCGTTCCTGTATCCGAAGGGGACGCAGTTGATCTTCAACATCCCGCAGGGGAATGACGAGTTTAACCAGTTCGTGTTCAACACGATTACCGGGTCCGCCTGTCGCTTCACGGGCATCAATGCCGCGTGTTGGGCGATGAAGGGGAATGAGGCGTACATCGGCGGCAATGGCGTTGTCTACAAGTACGATGACGGCAACAGCGATGCCGGGACCAACATCGAATGGGATGGCTTGCAGGCGTTCTCGTATTTCGACACGCCGCAGACGGTGAAGGGCTTCAAGCGGGTTGAACCGATCTTTCAGTCCGACGGCAATCCGTCCGCTGCGGTTGAATTGAACCTGGATTTCCAGATCAAGACCTTCGAGGGCGTGACGGTCGAAAGCCCGACCACGGCGGCGCTCTGGGGCATTGCCAAGTGGGGCATCGGTCTATGGGGGTCTGCCGATCAGGTCTACCGGGGCTGGCGTGGTGTCCGTGGATACGGACGCGCTGCGGCCATTCGGATCAGGGGTGCGACGACGAGTGCGCGGCCTAGCTGGATTTCGACCAACTTTACGTACACGCCGGGCGGGCAACTATGAGCGATTTGGCGAAGATGCTTGACCCTCGTTACGGGCAGGGTGCGGGACTGTTGGCGGGGATGCTTGATCCGAGTGTGGTCAAGCGCGGTTCGTTCTGGCCGGTTGGCCGCACGGCGGACGGCGGGTGGACGCTGGCCCTTCCTCAAGGCGCTATCGACGCGGTAAACAACTTTCAGAGCGGAATGGACGCGCCCGTTTACTACGATGAGGCGGGGCAAATGCAGATGAACCCGGCGGTCACGGAAACGGCGCTGAATGTCGCGGGAACGGGCTACACGGGCGCGTCTATGCAGGCGATCCGCCACGGCCTGCCCAAGAACACTTTGGCGGCGCATGTGTGGCAGGGTTCACCGCACAAATACGGGCCGGAGGGTGCACGGGAAAGCCTCAAGCACATTGGCAAGGGCGAAGGCGCACAGGCTTACGGCTGGGGGCGGTATGATGCCCAGAGCAAGGCGGTTGCCCAAGATTATGCAGATAACGTAAAGAATATGGGGCCAATTCGCGAGATTAACGACGAATTAAAGCGCCTGTCCCGTGTAATGGATGAAGACAGCGCTCACGGTTATCGCAACTTCAAAACTGATAAGGGGCGGCAAGCGGCGGCTGAATACGACGCACTCATGGATAAACGGGCTGAAATCACCGCATCCCAAGGCAATATGTATATGCACGACCTCCCCGACGAGGACATAGCCCGTTATCTGGATTGGGATGCGCCGTTGAGTGAGCAGCCGGAGAGCGTGAGGGCTGCGCTTGGCGCAAATCTTGACAACCCACTTGACCAATATGAACCGGGTAAAATCGGGTATGGCGACAACGCTTGGGGGTTGTTCACGAAGGCGGACGGTTTATACGACACAGAAGCCCCACACTTCCCGACCGAAGAAGCGGCGCGGGCGTTCCTATCTAACCCAACGGGTTCAGAATATTACCGTCAACTGAAAGGAGTTTACGGTTCCGACAAAGCCGCCTCCGAAGCCCTAGCCCGCGCAGGCATCCCCGGCCTGAAATACTATGACGGCATGAGCCGTGGCGCTGGTGACCTGCCTTCTAAGGGTGGACTATTATCTGCTGTTCAGGCGGGAGGAAAAATCTATACAGGGCAAACACACCTTGATGCCTTATCTAAGGTTCCATCCCAATTAAGGGCAAGGGCGCAATTTGATGGGGATAATAGGGGTTTTGTTGACTACAGAGGTAAATATTTAGATCGTTATGAGGCGCAACGATACGCGATAAAGAACAAACTAATAAAACAAAATGCCCCTGAATGGGCATACTCATCACCTGAACTAATTTCGGAGAATATGATTATTAAAGACCCTCGCACCCGCAACTTCGTCACATGGGACCAAGACGTTCTAAACCGCATGAAGCTGTTGGAACGGAATGGGGTGTCTCTGGCGGAAATGCTGGCTGCTGAATAATGCCATCCCTTCTCTATGGCCACAGCGCCGAGGTCGTTCAATGGGTCGCGGATCAGGTTCCGCACATGGACGCGCCGGAGAAGGGCGCGGGCATCGGGATTGTCGCTAACGGCCACCTGATCGCGGGAGTGGTGTTTCACGAGTACCGGCCCGACTACGGAACAATTGAGATGAGCATGGCGGCGACCAGTCCGATATGGGCGCGGCGCGAGATCATCGGGGGGTTCCTTTCGTACCCCTTCCACCAACTTGGCGTGTTCAAGGTCTTCACCCACACGCCGATTGATAACGAGCGTGCGTTGAAGGTCAACAAGCACGCGGGCTTCAAGCAGGAAGCGGTTCTTGCACACCAATTCGGGCGGGGGCGGCACGGCGTAGTTTGCCGGATGCTCCAACCGGACTACCAGAGGATATACGAGCATGGGTAAGAGCAGTCCAGCACCGGCACCCGATCCGAAGGCGACGGCAGCGGCGCAGGCGGCGGCGAACAAGGAAACCGCCATCGCGCAATCTGAGTTGAACATGATCAACCAGAACACGCCTTGGGGGTCGCTTGCCTACGAGCAGACCGGGAAGTCGGACAAGGGGACGCCGCAGTACACGGCAACGCAGACACTTGCGCCGGAACAGCAGCAGATTCTCGACCTGACGAACGATGCGTCGATCAAGTACGGCCAGACGGCGAACAATCAGCTTGACGCGATTTCCGGTCAGTTGTCGCAGCCGCTTGACTACTCGTCCCTTGGTGCCGCGCCGACGTTGAACGAGGGGACCCGTGACGAAGTGGCCGACGCGCTCTATGCCCGGATGAATCCGCAGTTCGCATTGCAGGAACAGCGCATGATTGACCGGCTGGCGGCGCAGGGCATCACCGACCCCGCGTCTCAGGCCTACCAGGCTGAATATGACAACTACGCCCGGTCGATGAATGACGCCCGCTTGGCCGTTGAGGCGAACGCGCTCAGTCAGGCCGCGCAGTTGTACGGCCTTGAGGGCAACCAGCGGGACCGCGCCATCAACGAAATGATCCAGCAGCGTTCGCAGCCGCTCAATGAGTTGGCGGCGATGCTCTCCGGGACTCAGGTGCAGGGGCCGCAGTTCGTGAATACCCCGCAGACGGGCGTGCAGCCGACGAACGCGATGGACTCCATCTACTCGTCCTACGCGCTGTCGCAGCAGGCGGACCAAGCGGCCAACCAGGGGCTGTTCGATCTCCTCGGCGCAGGCGCTGGCATCGGTGCGGCGACCTATGGCGGCGCGGGCTGGACGTTCTCCGACCGTCGATTGAAGACGGACATTGAACGTGTCGGCACGGCGGCGAACGGTCTGCCGGTCTACCACTATCGCTATGTCGGCGGGGGCGGCACGTATCGCGGCTACATGGCCGATGAGGTCGAAGCGATCTTCCCGCACGCCGTAACCGAGATCGGCGGCTACAAGGCCGTGAACTACGCGGAGGTGCCGAATGCTTAACAACGCAGGCTATCTCACGCCGCGCACGAACCCTTACGTCCGCGCCCTGTTGCAGAACGCCCGGAGCGCGAACAACGGCACCACGGCTGGCGGGCTGGCGTCCGTCCTCGGGAACCTTGGCGCGGGCATGATGCAGTCTCAGGACCGCATGGCGGCAGAGAAGGACAAGGCGGATCAGCTAGCGGCGCAGAAGGCATTCATGCAGGGCATGACGCCGACTGGCAATCCGAACATGGGACCGGGGCAGGTGCCGGGTAGTCTGTCGCGTGTCGCGCAGCTTCTTTCCGGCATGGGCGACAACCCGCACGCCGGACAGATGATGCAGCAGGTCGCCATGATGCAGGCCCAGCAGCAGATGGAAGAACAGCGGGCGGAACAGGCGCGACTGCAAAAGCTGGCGGATGCGAAAGACCTGTATCGGTTTGAGCAAGAAAACAAGGCCGATCAGCCCGGCCCCGACTCCGCGCCGATCAAGAACTACGCAAAGCGTGTCGAATTGGTGAACCAATACGGGGAAGGATCGCCTCAGGTTCGGACATTCGATAACTACGTCCGTTCGTTGCCGTATCTCAACACTGGTGCGGCGTTTGTTCAGCCGGGTATCGCCGGTTCTCCGACGCCATCTAATCAGGTTGGCGTGGGACTGGCCCCGGAACGCACCATCAATGACGGCCAGATCGTCACCATGCCCCCCGTGCCGGGTGGTGCGATTGCGGACGGCTACAATATCGGCGACACCGGACTCGGTGGTATAGGCGAGCAGATGCCGGACGGCGTATCGACGACACCGCTACCGCAATCGCCCGAATCTCTCAAGAAAGAGGAGGGGCGGCAGGAGCAGGTTGCTCGTGCGGGCGGCACGGTTATTCAGGACTTGCAGCGTGCGCTTGACATCATCGAAAACGATTGGTCGAGTGTTTCCGCCGCGACCGCGCCAGTCATGAAGCATATTCCATTGACGGACGCGCAAGCGGCATCCGGCATGATCGAATCCGCGTTGTCGAATGTCGGCCTGGATACGTTGCAACAGATGCGTGAGAATTCCCCCACGGGCGGCGCACTCGGCCAGGTTCCCATTCAGCAGCAGAAACGATTGGAGCAAGTGTTGGGTTCGCTCGATCTCTCGCAGCGCCCCGAAATCGTCAAGGATAACATCAAGCGGGTTATCAACATCTACAAGGACATCGTTTACGGGTCGCCAGACGAGATTCGCGGGTTGGCGGATGCCGGGAGGATTTCCCCGGAAATCGCCGCACAGGCTGCGGAGCGATACCCGCTATCGTTCAATGAAATGGGAAAGTCATCTGATGCTGCCCCGGAGGGTATTGACCCTGAGGACTGGAAATACATGACCCCGGAAGAAAGGGCGTTGTTTAAATGACCCCTGAACAGCAAAAAGCCATTGCCCTGGCGAAGGCGCGGAAGCGCCGGGAGAGCGCCACCGGAACCCCGTGGGAAGGTGCGATTGGCTATCTGAATAAGGGCGCTCAGACAGTAGCTTCCGGCATTACGGGTGGATTTGCCGACGAAATCGCTGCGGGTCTCGATGCGCCATTCGTCGCCGGGTATCGGTCGCTTGTCGAGGGTCAGCCGTTCGACATGGGCAAGGCTTACGATGATCGCGTGTCGGCGTATCGCGGCGACCTTGAATCATTCCGCGAGGAAAATCCCGGATCGGCACTGACGGCGGAGATCGGCGGCGCTGTTGCGTCCCCGATCAACAAGTTCTTGCTGCCTTGGGCAACGGCGGCAAAGGGCGCGAGTCTTCTGGAAAAGGGAGCGCGTGTCGCCGGTACGGGGGCGGCCTACGGTGGCTTGTGGGGCGCGGGCAACGCCGAAGGCAACCCAATGGAGCGCCTGCCAGAGGCCGCTATGGGCGCGGCTGTGGGTGCTGGTGCGGGTGTTGTGATGACCCCGGCGATCAATGGTGTCATGTCGATTGGCAGGAAAGGTCTTGACCGCATTCTGAGTGGCGTCGGTGGGCTGAGTGCTGCCGAGCGCAAGGTTGCCGCGTTGATCAAGAATATCGGCGATGGTGACCTGCGGGCCGGGACCAGGATTGTCTTGCAGGAAATGAAACGCCAAGGACCGGATGCCGCGCTTGTTGATGCAACCGGCATCGGTGGCCAGAAGCTTGGGCGAGCGGCGGCAAACGTGCCGGGGCAGGGCGCACAGATTGCTGACGATTTCGTGGCGCAGCGCACGGCTGGCCGAGGCGAGCGTTTCCGTTCTGCTGGCAACAAACTAGCCCCATCCAAGGAACCGATGCAGTTTGCCGACGACATCGACGCTGCCGCGAAGATGGCATCGGATGATCTCTACAAGTCGGCTTACAAGGCCAACCAGATGGTTGAAAGCCCCGAGATCAACCGCATTCTGGACACCCCCGCCGGGCGCACAGCATTGAAGCAGGCGGCAAACACCATGCAAAACGACATGGTAAATATGTCGCGTGTCGATCCCGAGTTAACTGCGGCGCTCAAGGAAGCCGTCGAGTTGGGCAAGGCGGATGCGGTCACCGGCCTTGGCGTTGGGCGCGGCCTGAAACTACGCACTCTCGATTACGTCAAGCGGGCGCTGTGGGATATGGAGCAGGCGGCCAAGGTTTCTGACGACTTCGGCAAGAAGGTTGCATCAAGTGAGTCGGGAGCCATTGGGGGCCTGCGCCGGAAACTGATAAGCGCACTCGATAAGGCGGACGAGTCCGGCAACTACAGTATGGCGCGATCCGAATACGGTGCGGTGGCTGGTGAAAAGTCCGCACTGGCCGCTGGCCAGAAGTTCCAGAGAAAGACTGCCGAACAAATCCGCCGCGAACTAGCCAACCTTCCAGAATCGCAGAAGGACGCCTATCGCATCGGTGCACGTAATGCCATTGATGACATGATCAGCAGGGACACGCAGTCAGCGGCCACGAAGCTAGCAGACAAGAAAGAGGCGATGTGGGGCCAGATCAGGGCGTTGTTCCCCGATGATGCCTCGTTCAATGCGTACCGTGAGAAGGTGCAGAACGAAATCGCCAAGCTGCGAACCGAAAGGTTTGTCGGTCCTCGTGCCGGGTCTCAAACAGCCGGGTTACAAGAGGATGTCGCGGCGCTTGGTGCCCCGGCTGGCGGTGTAGCCGCCGATATGGCTGCCAATATCGCGTTGAAGAATTACATCGGGGCGATTGGCGCTCCGGTTCGGTCGTTGGCCAGCAAGCTAACCGCCCCCAATCCGCAAACCGCCGAGGGCCTTACGCGCATTTTGATGAACACCGATTCGGGCGCAAATAAGGCACTTCTTAGGGCGTTGATGCAGCCGAACCGGGTTGATCTGCCGGACGCGGTAAAATCCAGACTCGCGAGGGCGTTGATGGCTCCCATTGCGGCGGAGGGTGGCGCGATTGCCGCCCGCTAGACCCAATACCCCATTTTCCAGCGGGCGTAGAGTGCCCACGAGAAAAACCCGACAACACACCCTAGCGCAAAGCCGGGGCCTGACCACTTCATAAACAGAACAACAGCAACACCTAATCCAATGATGATTAGGTTGAGAAAAATCAGTGCGATTTTCATATTGCACTTATCGCACGAACCAACGTATCCGTCATGGAAAAATGACGGGGTTTTTCATGTCCCGCCGTGAGGCGGCACGTCCCATAGAAGGAGTTAACCGTTAGCCGCCCGTTGTTTTTTCATGCGGGCGTAGTGACATGTACGACATCGGCGGTGTCTGCCATTATTCTCAAGTATTGTGTTTTCGGGCGTGAACTCGTGACCGTGCTTGCAGTGGGTCAACGCTCGTTTGATCTTGGCTGTCGCTTGACCGCCGAGGCTAGGGTCCGGCATTCGCCAAAGGTTGTCGGATGAGATCACGTCGGAATAGCCGTAGCCTCGCTTTACGCGCTCAAGAACAGTATCGCGCCCCCTGCCGGATATTTTGACAAGATCGAGCAGTTTATATCGGGTGCCGTCGATTTCGACATAGGTTGTATTTGTTCGTCGCTCCATGTTGACCTTTCGAGTCGACCATTGGCAGTTGTCTGGCGAGTACGGGCCATCGTTGTCTGTCCGGTCTAATTGGTGATCGCGCGTCGGCCTCGGCGGCATATCCTCAACAAAGCGTTGGAAGTCTTTCTTCCATTCATCGCAGACGTAAATGCCTCGCCCGCCATACGTGTGATATTGCGGGTTATTTTCGTTGAAACATCGACTCTTCATGTTGAGCCATACGTTGTAGAGTGGGTGTTTTGTGTTTTTCAATACATTACTCCTAGTTGAGTGATGAGAGTATACCATAGGCTAGGTTAGGAAGTCAAATGGCAAGAAACGGATCGGGAACATATTCCCTCCCCGAAGCCTCCTTCGTCTACAACACGGTCATCAGCGAAACCGCGATGAACAGCAACCTGTCCGACATCGCGTCGGCACTCACCGCGTCGATTGCGAAGGACGGGCAGACGACGCCGACCGCTGATCTTCCGATGGGGGGCTATAACCATACCGGGGTCGGCAATGCATCGGCTCGGGATGACTATGCGGCGGCGGGTCAGGTTCAGGACGGTTCGTTCATCTGGTGCGGCACTGCCGGAGGTACGGCGGACGCCATCACCCTTACGCCGTCCCCGGCGATTACGGCCTACGCCACAGGCATGGAGTTCCGATGGAAGGCGTCGGCCAATGCCAACACGGGCGCGGCCACGGTGGCAATCTCCGGGCTGACCACGAAGGCGCTTGAGATCAACGACTCCGCACTCTCTGCCGGTGATCACGCGGCGAACAAGTATTATCGCGGCATTTACGACGGCACCGCGTTCCAGATCGAACAGATCAGCGCGGGAGCGGGGGGCGATGTGTCCGGCCCCGCATCCTCGACGGATAACGTATGGGCGCGGTTTGACGGGACCGGCGGCAAGACCCTGCAAAACGGCACATGGGCGGAGGACGATTCCGGTGATGTGACGGCGGGCGGAACCGTCACCTTCGGCGCGGGCGATGGCGTTATCCTGACGGAAGGAACGGCGGTATCAACGCCCGCCAACACCGGCGCACTTTATACGAAGGACACCGGCGGTCAGCCGGAATTGTTCTATCGCGAGGAAAGTGACGGCGACGAGGTACAGCTTACGTCCGGCGGTGCGGTGAACGTGAACGCGGGGATCACCCTCGCAACGGCGCAGACGACGACATCGGGAACCGCCTTTGATTTCACCGGCATTCCCGCAGGCGTCAACGACATCATCGTCATGTTCGATCAGGTTAGCCTGTCGGGGACCGACAACTTCCTTGTCCAGATCGGCGATTCAGGCGGCATCGAAACGTCTTCGTATCTTTCGCGGTCGGGACAGGTTGCCGGGACAACCCAGGTAGGGTCGGGAAGCGGCTTCATTATTCGCCGGGCGGCGGCGACGGACACCACGACCGGCTGGATGCGCCTTACGCGCATGACAGGCAACAAGTGGGTGTCCGGTCACACCACGACGCAGGACACGGGAACGAACGACTGTCACAACGGCGGCGGCGTCAAGGAGCTATCCGCAGAACTGACACAGGTCCGTATCACCCGAACCGGCACCGACACCTTCGACGCCGGGTCGGTCGCCATCGCTTACTTATCTTAGGAGTGAACCGTGAAAAAGCATGTTGCCATTGTGTCAACCACGCCGGGTCGGAGGGTCGCCAAGTATCATGATTTTGATGCTTATGCCGACGCCGAGGCGCACGTTCGGGAGTTCGGCGGATTTGTGGTGAGCGCCGCGCCGAGCGATCAGCCGCTAGACTGGCTGGTTTCCGGCGAGACGGTGATCGTCAGTCCAGTCGAGCCAACGCCCCGCGAAAAGATCGTTACCCTCGAAGCCGAAATCACGCCGCGCCGCCTGCGCGAGGCTGTGCTGACGGATGCGGGCCGCAAGTGGCTTGATCGTAAGGAAGCGGAAATCGACGCCGAACGGGGGAAGATCGCATGATTCTGTCGGGGACGCCATTTGGCGACTTAACGAGCCTGGGGGGTCTTGCAGCCGCCTTCAATGGAGATTTGACACAGAACAACCCGGACTTTGGGGCCTACAAGTCAAGCCCGTCGGGGTATGTCGGGTTAGCTCTCGGGACACCGGCAGCAATCACGAGCGCCAAGGTGTATGGGTGGGATGATCGCGGTCTGATCGACGACGGCACTAGTGGCACGGTCTACATTTACGGCAAGAACGGCGCACCCGCGAGCGCAACGGACGGCACGCTACTGGCGCAGCAGGCGTTCACGGAGCCGTCGCCCATCGCTCACGGCGGGTCGGTCGATCTGACCGTCACCGATCCGACTGAATACAGTCACGTATGGGCCTACATCACGGGAAACGGCGGCGGCATTTCCATTGCCGAGGTCGTATTTGAAGCCGCAGCGGGCGGAGGAACCACACCGCCTCCGAGCGGGGACCGGCCCCTCGCCATTTTCCTGGGGTCCGGCCAGTCCAATATGTACGGCAATGCCGATGTCCCGGCGCAGACGGTTTACGGCAACCGAGACCGGCTCAAGATGTTCGCGCTGGATGGCACGATCAAGCCTGCTGCCGATCCGCTAATGGACGCAACGGGGTCTTTGTGGCCCACGTTCAACGTCGGCGTGCCGCAGCTCGGCCCGCTGATGCCGTTCGGCAACCACATCGTATCGTCCTTCAAAAACTTCGATGTGTTGTTGGTCAATTCCTCCAAGGGTTCAACGGCCATTGAGGAATGGGACAAGCCGGGCGCACTCTATGACGCCATGATTGACCGCGCCTCGACCGCTCTGTCAGCGGCCCCCTACGGCAGCTTCATTGCCGGGTTTGTGTGGCAGCAAGCGGAAAGCAATTGTTACTCGGAGACCACCGCCTTGGCGTGGCCCTCGCAATTCTCGGCGCTGATCTCCAATGTTCGCGGCGATCTGTCGTTGCCGAACCTGCCCGTCGTCATGATCGGACTTGGCCCCGCTCCGGGCGGATCGTTGGTTGCGTGGCCGATGCTTCGCGCTGTGCAGCGGTTCATGTCGCTGCCGGGGACGTGCGTTTACGTCTACACGGCGGACTTGCCGAACGCTCCAACGGATGCGGATTGGCACACGACCGCCTCTGTTCTGACAATCGGGGAACGGGCGGCAGACGCGATGCGACCGATGCTGCCGCAGATAGCATAACGCAGCGAGGAAAGCATGGAATACGAAGGTCCCAACAGGCGGCATGAACCGTCGAACGCAGACATCTACCACGTTCTAGGCCAGCTTCAAGAGGGCGTGAAGCAGATGCACAAGAAACAGGACACAACCAACGGGCGTGTGTTAGCATCCGAGCAGCGACTTAACGCCGTTGAGAGACGGCAATCATGGTTCATGGGCGGCATTGCCGCCATCGGTGCCGGGGTTGGATTCATTACAGCATTCTTGAAACTGGATTGATTGGACGCATCATGTTCCGCGCAGTGCTTATCGCCGCCTTATGGGCGGTTTTTTCATGGCCCGCACTTGCCGGACCAAATGGTTTCGAAGTCGGAGAGGAAGCGGGGTTCGGTTACGCCTGCACCTACAACGCGGCGGAGACGATTGCAGACGCAGCGGCCCAGCACAGCACGACGCTTGCGAAACAGCGCCACACCTTGGCGGCGGAGCATGGGCTATGCCAGTCGATCCCCGGCGCTATGGGGAAGATTGTCGGCGTCGAGAACATGACCGACGTTGACGGCGTGGAAATCCAGCTATTGAAGATCACCTTTGCGGGACTAGAGGGCCGCGAATACGGCCTAGTCGTTACCCGCAAGGCCGCTATCGAGTTCTGGGAACGCAGCCAGGGCGAGGCGACGTAATGTTAAGCCTCATCGGGTCGTTGCTGGGTTTCGGTACGTCTTTCCTTCCCAAGATTCTTGGGTACTTCGAGGAAAAGCGCGATCAGGCCCACGAGCTTGCCATGATGGACAAGCAGCTTGAGCAGCAAATCCAAATTGGTCGTCAGAAAATCGAGATGATCAACGTGGACGCCGACATTCGGGAAACCGAAGCACTTCACAAAGAGCATGCTTCGATCACCCGCAAGTCATCGCAGTGGGTTGTGAACCTGTCGGCCACCGTTCGCCCAGTCATGACCTATCTGCTGTTCGTCGAGTTCATGGTGCTGACCTACTTGCTGGCATGGGGCTACATCGATAATGGCATGTACTCGCTGATCTGGTCGAATGAGATTCAGGCGGTCTGGTCCGCAGTCGTAAGTTTTTGGTTCGGCCAGAGAACATTCAATCGCCGATGAAAACAAACGACGATGGCTTGGACATCATCAAGTCATTCGAGGGATTTTCCGCCGAACCATACATCTGCCCGGCAGGCGTCCCGACCATTGGCTATGGCTCTACTTGGGCCGCTGATGGCGATCCTGTCACAATGGATCACCCCGCCATCACAGAGGCCGAGGCCGAGCGGCTACTCCGCCAAGAGGTGCGCCGCACTGAGAGAGCAGTTGACCGCCTTATCGCGGCGGAACTGACAGAAAACATGTTCTCCGCGCTGGTCTCATTTACGTACAACGTCGGCAGCGGGAACCTTCAGCGATCGACCATGCGAATGAAGCTTAACCGTGGCGACTACGAAGCCGCTGCGGATGAGTTCCCGAAATGGCGTCGTGCAGGCGGGCGCATCCTCAAGGGGCTTGTGCGCCGCCGTGCCGAAGAACGCGCCCTGTTCCTCGCTTAACTGACCTGGGAGTCAGCACATGGCCTTCATTCTCGATCCTGAGTTCGAGAAGTACGCCACGCCCAAGCAATGGGAGAAACTCAAGGCTTGGGAGCAACACGGCAGCACACGGCCAGCGGCAGACGCTGTAGGGTGTCACCACGCCGCGATCAACCAGGCATGGGCGGCGGTCAAGAAGAAAGCAGCCATGTACGGCTTCGCCCCGGAGCACGGCTGGCAGCACGAAACCCCGCCCGGCTACGTCGTCAAGGGTGTGTCCACTCTCCGCGATATGCAGACCGGCGAGGCCCGGCTGCAATGGGAGAAGACGGAGCGGGAGCGTGAGGGCCTCAAGGAGTCTGTGCAGGCTCTTGTGGGCGAGTTCTGCGATGATCTCCCGACCGTCAAACCCCGGAAGTCATGCCCGAAGTCCGACAACGACGAATTGATGTCTGTCATTCCTATGGGGGACCCCCATTTCGGGATGTATTCATGGGCGGAGGAGGCTGGGGAAGATTTCGACTTGGCCATTGCCAGGCGGGATATGTGCTCCGCCGTCAACTACCTCGTCAACCAATCCCCCACATCGAAGCGGTGCGTCATTATCAATCTTGGCGACTTCTTCCACGTCGATAATTTGAAGAACATGACGGCGCAGTCGGGCAATGTTCTGGATGTAGACTCCCGCCTCCCCCTTATGATCCGAGTTGGGCTGTCCGCGCTACGGCAAGCCATAGAGACGGCACTTGATCGCCACGAGATCGTGGAAATCATCAATGTGATTGGCAACCATGACGGTGTTTTAGCGATGGCGCTGTCTATCATGCTCGCCAACATTTACGAGCGCGAACCCCGGATTGTCGTTCACGACCAGCCAACCCCAAGACATTACATCGAGCACGGCAAGGTTTTGATCGGGACGACCCATGGAGACCGCACCAAGGACCGTGATCTCCCCGGCATTATGGCGACGGAGAGAGCGGAGGAATGGGGCCGAACGAAATTCCGGTACTTCTACCGAGGTCACCACCATCACGATACCATGGAAATGTTTAACGGCTGCGTCGTGGAGCAGTTTTCCACCCTCGCGCCTAATGACGCATGGCATAACGCCGGGGGGTATCTTACGGGGCGTAACATGAAGCTCATCGTTCATCACCGCCAGTATGGAGAGGTCGCCAGGTCGGTCTGTTCCATTGATATGGCAAGAGACGATGTGGTATAAATACACATGAATTCAAAGCCCTGCACCAAATGCGGCGTTATTAAGTCGCTAGAAGAATATTCCCCGGACAAAAGGGCAAAAGATGGGAAGCAGGGGCGTTGTCGAGAGTGTTCAAGGATCGCCAATAATCAGCGCTATCATGCGGATGTCGAGATGTCACGTGGTCAGCGCCGCGCCTATTACAGTGAAAACAAGAGAAATGTGCTGGCGAACAACGCCAAGAGCAGAAAAAAGAATAGATGCAAGGTGTTGGCTGGCAAAAAGGAATATTACGAGCGCGTTAAATCCGATCCAGAGTGGCAAAAAACAGAGAAAGACAGGCGGGAAAAAAACAAGGCAAAGAAACGTGAATATGATCGCGCCTACGCCGCCGAAAACTCAGCCCGGAAGGTTGAGGCCGCGAAGAATTGGCGGGACCGGAACCCAGAAAGGCGAGCGGTTATTGTGCAAAAGTACGATGCCCGCCGCAGGAACTGGAAGGCGGACTGTGATCAAGTCGCTGATATAGCGAAATGGCGGGAAGATGCGGACAAAGCATGTCACTGGTGTGGCGTTGATTGTTCTGCTGATTTTCATGTGGACCACGTAATCCCGTTGTCCAAAGGAGGAAGCCACACTCTAGACAATCTGGTTATATCGTGCCCGACGTGCAATCTGAGGAAGGGGGCCAAAGACCCCGAACAGTTTAAGGCTGAGATGGTGCAGTGAAACCCACCCACCGCTACAAGGTCGTTGATGACGAACTCCGCATATACGAGGGCAGCCGGGCCGTGTTCAAGGGGACCATTACCGA